CCATGTCCCAGCGATACCGCCGGTTGTGGTTCCGTTGAAGTTAATAAAGTCATTTGAAGCACCTGAAACAAAGCCACGAGTAGCATCTGTTGAGTCGGTGTCTATTGAAAGCACAGAACCAACATATTTATCCGTGCCATCAGTTCCAATTTTCAACGATGAGGTTGCAATTGTGGTAGGAATCCAGATGGTGTAGACCACGCCTTGATTGTTCAGCGTATTAGGATCTGGCCCCGGTCCAGCAGAAGCAGCATTGGCCGTAGTCACAATTGTTGGTAATGTCAAAGTAAGATCTGACGCCAACGTGCCGCCAACGGAAATAATCCGTCCACCGTGACTTTGTGGATTAAGTGTAGTGCTGGAAGTAATTGCTACAACTGAATCCGCACCTTGTTGATAAACGCCGCCAAGAGACCGCACTGGCCCCTGAAAAGTAGTACGTGCCATGATAATCCTCTCGTGTAGTAGCACATCCCCATACCGTCTCTACTAAGTCTGCTAGGTCAGTCTGTACGGGTAAAAATCCTAGATCCAAATAGGGGGGCCAAAGCCCCCCCTTTACATCAAGACGAACCGGGTGATCCGAACATACCGAGCGGATCAGACCAGCCGAACGAATAACGTTCACGGGCTTTGTAACGAACGTTACCAGTGTCGAAATCTCCATCCATCGAGGTACCCATCGGGATACGGATGAAGTGCTTCAGACCATTGGGAACGTCTGTCGTCAAGAACCATGCGTTCGTATCCGTCAAGAAGTGGTTAACGGTGTAACCCTCGGGGATAGAACCCATGAACTTCAGAGCATTGATGTCGTTATCAGCCGTAGAAACACGGAGTTCCGTGTCCAGCAGACGAGTGGCAACGAACATCAGTGCGGGCGGCACAATCAACTTCTTGGGCTTGGCTGCGATCAGCAGACCACGCTCATCCGTCCATGCAGCGATCTGAATAACGGCATTCTCAAGAGAAGTCTCATTCAGGTCTGCACCAGTGGCAGGACGATTTGAGTTAGATCCACCAGAGACTAATGGGTGTGCTGTTGAGAACAGAGGCACGCCATCACCGCCGTAATACTGGCTGGAGTCGGTAAAGCCATTGTTCAGAACGGCAGCAGCCTTGGTCTGCTTGGTGTAAGCCATCGAACGAGCCAGCGACTTGGTATAGCGAGCCGACAAAGAGTCATAGAGGTTGTCCTCAATTGCCTCTTCAGTAATCGCAAAACCGTAGGCGATAGTCTCGTGCGTATAGCGTGCCGTAAAGGCTTCCTGCGCGTTGTCATAAGCAATCGCAGCACCTTCCGACTTAACGGGGGCGGCTGAGAAGCCAGACAGTTTGGTTTCTTCTTCAAACGAACGCTCAGAAGTCTCGGTTGCATAAATCTCTTTATGCTCCTCGCCGTAGCGACCGTACTCCATACCAAACAGAGCGTTAAGTCCGGGCAGGAGTTCTTTTAATAGTTGGGAACGTGAAATAGCCATTTAGAATCTCCTTACGAGCCGCTACCGTCGGCTTGGTAATACGAATGCACGCCGAAGTTAAACTTCACAATGCAGTCCGTAAATGCGTCGCCGGGGGTTGAGAAAGTCGGTGCGCCGTCAACGAGGTCAACGATACGTACCGCAAGAGTTGATGTATTAGCAGAAGTAGCCGAAACGTTAACTTTACTGTTACCGGTAGTGGTAGAACCATTGCTGAAGTTACCCAGCGCAGAATTATTACCGATTTCAGCACGAGTCACAACTCCGTCTGCTTGAACCTGATACAACTGATCCGGGTCATCAATAACGCTGATGAGGATGTTGGTGTATCCAGAGTTCACTGCGTTCGCAGGAAGATACTGTGAAAACTGAGTGTATTTCAGAGTGGGGTCAGTGTAAGAAACACCAACTGCCACACCTACAACACCTTTGGTTGAAGTAGTGGGGGTAGCGGTCAGAGCAGAAGGTTGTCCGTCTGCAATCTTAACTACGTCACCGAAGAAAATGCCAGTCGCACTGTTCGTGGTCATTGTATACTTGCGGATGGTACCGCCCGTGAATGATTGACCGCCGATCAGATTGATTGGGCGTAGCCCATAAGGGGCCTGAACTGTTGCCATATCAATCTCCTAAGAGTTTATCGTTTACCAAAACTCACCTCGGTTCGCTTCTCACTAAAGAGAGGCATCCTCGGATCGTTTTCCCTCATGAAGTTGTTGTCCACAGATTGAATCTGTTTACGGTTCAACTCATCGTAGTAGGCTTGTCGTGCATCTGTCTTCTCCCGAGGGATCTTACAAAGCATTAAGCCGCCAATCTCGACATTTCCACTTATCTTAGAAGGATCGTCAACGATATATGCCATTTCCGGGTGATCTTCCAGCCTAACAGGCTCATAACCCTCACGACGCATCATCGCTACATTTCGTGCATCGCTTTGTCCCATGAAATGGGTACGTATCCAACGGAACGTATAACCATCTTGGGGATCAGGATCTGGTAATTGTTGCGGTGGAGCATACGAATGGGCGCGAGATTCGCGTTCACGAGTTTCCAGAGCACGTTCAATTCGGTCCATTATCTATTCTCCTGCATAGCAACTTGTTTCGCATAAACTTCTAAGGGGACTCCCAAGCGTCGAGCAATTGCCACCTGTGATTTGGTAAGCGTAACTTTTTTACTTGAGGTCGTTCGTGTCGCCGGTGCTACCACCGTTGCCTGTTGGCGTTTTTCTACCTTCGTGGGTTCAGGGGCTTCTTCCTTATCAGAATTAGCATCCTCGAACTTGTCGGGAAAAACTTGCCGAAGCCGAGCATCAATACGCTCGTAGTATTCATCGCTCTGAGGACTTACCCCAGATTTAACTAATCTTTCATGCTGTGCATACGCCAGCGCAGTCATCTCCTCGTCAATGCCAAACCAAGTATTTTTGTTATACCAAGTTATGGCTTTTTCGTCAGGAGGCAACGCTTGCGGTTGCACGGCCTGTTGATAAGGTACTGAATTATTTTCAGGTTGTAAAGCATCTGCTTGGGCAGCGTACTGAGGCTGGTAGCGTTTCCAATTCTCTTGCTCCATCGTGGCCCGACTAATCTCGGACATCGCATCGGCAACTTTCTCGGAGTCTCCAGTCTCTTGTGCTTCCTTCAGATTCTTCTTGGCCGCTTGCAGTGCAACATCCGTGCGAGCCTGTGCTTGAGCAATCAGGACCTTTTCACCTTCTGTTAACCTTGTTTTCAAATGCCGGTTTTCGTCCAGCACCTGCTTGGCGTACGCTATGGCTTCCGCCTGCTCCCGAGACGCTTTCTCTTTGGCTCTGCGCTCGTCATGCCAAGCCCGTTTAAGTTCATCTAGCCGTTTCTGTACCTTGTCATTGACGGCATCAATCTCATCCACCTCCTTGGGAGGCGTTTTCATCGGTTTTCGGTCTTTATCCTCAACCGGGGTGTCGTCCACGATCTCAATCTCAAACTCAGGCTTTTTACCTTTTGCCTCTTTTTGAGCCTTGACCTCAGCCACCTGTGCGGAAGCCTCTTCATAACCTAGGTCCACATCGGGGGTGGCCTCTTGGGCTTTCGCCTTGAGATCCCTATTAATATCCTCTAACGAGGTCACGATTTCTTCATTAGCCATCTACTTCTCCTTACGCACGGGTATAACCACGAGGATCGTCCACAACCGCCTCCACCTGATCATCATTAATCAGCCGAAACTCCTGCCCATCAATCTTAAAGCGGGTGCCCGAGTAATTACGCATGATGATGAAGTCGCCTTCTTTGCACCAAGGGCCGCTTTCGTCAAACTTCGCACCCCGGTACGCCATTGGTCCCAATTTAAGTACAAACCCTAGGCAAGACGCTGTTTCTTCTACCTTTTTGGTTGAATCCGCCAGCACCAGTCCAGTGTCTCCTAGTCGATCAGATACCTTGGGTAAAGTGATGAGGATCTTGTAACCCGAGGGTTCGGGCATCTTTATTGGGTTTACTTGGGCTACCGCCTCTTCGGTTGCAGCCCTATCTATCGCGCCTATTGTCATAGTCCTTGATCAGCCTTTCTAGCGATTTCGATTAGGTCAAGGATCTCCCGCTCCGCAATGGCAAGTCCTTGTATTACGCCGACCCGAAATCTGTAGTCAGCATAATCCGTTGCGCCTCCGGTGGCTAGGTCGTCGGCTGAATTGTTTAAATGATCCCTAAGTCTTTTCCTTATCTGCTCTTCAAAAGACTTAACTTCTCCTATGTTTATGTACTCGGTCATTCACTTCTCCTAGGTGGTAGGTGGCTTTTTAGGCTCCCCGGACTTCTGCTCACCCCGGATCGCTTTGGCTATATCTACCCCTAGTTTTAACCCTTCAGCCTCAAACTTGCCCCGCAACTCTTCTTTTGCCTTGGCAGCCTCAAGCCCTATGCGTGCACCGTCAATCTCGGCTTGAGCGGCGATGCGTTCTCTCTCGATCTCAACCTGGTCGGCCTTGGCAGCGGCATCTGCTATGTCTTTCTTAGACTTGCGCTGGACTTCTGCCTCTTTAATCGCCAGTTCACGCTGCTGAATCTGGGTGATCGGGTCGTTAGCAGCCGCTTGGGCCTGCTGGGCAGCCACCTGAGTCTTGGATTTACCCAGCACGATCTCCGAGGCTTGTGCGGCAACCCTAGCCAACTCGATCTCAAACTCCTCGGGCATCTTCATATCCGGCGGCGGCAGCGCCACACCCATCGCGTTCTCCATACGAGCCCGGTACGCAAAGGCTAAGTGCTCGGCAATGTGAGCCTGCATGGATGCGGAAATCCTCTGTGCGTTAGGGTTCTGGCCCACCATCTGCTGGATGATCGGGTCCTGCATGGCGCTCGTATGCACCTTGATATGTGCCTCATGGTCCTGATAAATAAACGCTTTTAGCGGTTTTAAGTTCAGGGCGTTCATATTCTCTGTGATCGGGTCCTTGGGCACCTCATCGTCCTCTACAGGGATCAGTTTTGCCACGTTGCGGATGCCCAATATCTCCAACATCTGCCGATGTAACTGCGCCATGTCGTATAACTGGGGGGCCGAAGTGGCAAGTTGTATCGCCGCTTGGTACTGCACCACCCGCTGGCTCATCGTTGCTGCGTTTGGATCAGAAACGGGGATGATTTCGGTTACTTCATAGTCATCACGGGTCGCCGGAATGACGTTTTCGTCATTATTTGGCTCATATTCGTACTCATCGGGGGCAAATTCGGCAATTATTGAGGCCAAAAGCCCAAATTCCTGCTTCATTGAGGCATGTAGCCGCGCTTGGACGGCCGACATCACCTTTAAAGATCTTTCCAGAAGGGCCAAAGTGGTCCCAACCGGTGTTTCCTTGTTTACGTCAGTAATCTTTAGTTCAGAAACGGCTGCAAGACCGCGTCCCTGCTCAACGATCTTGTCCATAAGCATCAATAGGACTTGCGAAGGCTCTTTGTAGGGCAAAAATGCGATGTTTTCGCTGATTTTTCCGCTTGCTACGTCCACATCTCGGAACTCTCCCGGGGAAATCGGGGTGTCATCACCCTTAATCCGCAGTCCACGGGTCTTTAGACCCCCGGGGAGGTTCGCCAAAGTGCCCGCATCGACCAGTTGACGAAGTATTGAGGTGCTGGATTTGGCATGTCCACCGATTAAATGGATCAGTCCATAGCCATAGAAGCCAAAACCGGGGATGTAAACATAGTGAACAAAGTGCAAACGCTTGGCTTTTAACTTATCGTCCGGGTTCCAGTTGCGCCGAATCGCCAATACAGTCTGGGTCTGCTTCTCGATGGTTACTACGTAAGGAATGGCAATCTCATTCTCGTCCCGCAGCGGGTCATCCTCGATGTCCAGATCAACGTGCATCTCCAAGATCTGATACCGGTCATCGTGAACAATGTTTGCTTCGTCACTCTGGGCCTTCAGGTCACTGCGATCTACCGAGCCGTACTCCGGCTCAGGCAGTTCTACGTCCCGATAAAAGCCAGCAATCTGTAGTTTCTTAACTTCGTTGACGGTTTTACGCATCACGTGCGTATAACGCTCGCAAGTCAGCAGATCTGAGGCCCCATAAGGCACCACGAAGTCTTCAGCCGGAATAAACACGGAGACTTGACGCTCAAGATTGGGGTCGTAGTAGACCTTTTTAAACGCAGAACCCGCCAACGCTAGGCTCCAGAGCATGCGCTCATGCTCGGCCCGGTACTCCGGCATCTTTACCGTGAGTTGGTAGTTCATATCCTCACGCACCCGGGCGGCGGCATCTTCCTTATCTTTAGTGATTTTCCCAATAATCTGAGTCTTCACAGGGCCGGAGGCAGGAAAAGTCTCCATGATGGACTCAGCCTGAAACCGCACCACCGCCTCTGAGAGGATGGGGTGAAACACCCCGCAAGCGCCTTCCCACGGCTCCATACGCTCTTGGATGTTTAACCCAAGCAACTCTAACCCATCAAAATAGGTCTTCTCCCAATCTTTGCGGGAGTCTTTATCTGTCTGAAAGTTATCTAACAAGTCACCTGCGATCTCGTTTAGAGCCCCTTCATCTAGGTGTTCTGCGAGGTTAGCCGTGAACTCGTCAATGCCTTCTCCTGCCCCGCCTTTGGCGATCTCAATCTCTATGCCACCGGCTTTGATCTCTACCGACTCGGGGTCTTCGATCTCAATCTCAATATCTGGCTCGGAGGTCAGAAGTTCTTCATCTAACCCCACCGGGGCCTGTGCTATAGCCTTTTCAATCGCCATGTCTCACACCTTTTAATAATACCCCTTGGAACGCCGAGATTTAAAGTATGCAGGCTCATCCGGCTCATCGGACTGCAAGCGAATTAACCCGCCGTGCCGAAAGCGTATCAGAGCCTGTGTTGTGGCGTCTACTAAGTCGTCGTGCTCACCTGCCGGGAAAGAAGCAAACTCTTCTATAACCTCCTCGGCCCACCGTGTCTCAGGTGCATGCACAACCTTTGAGGCAAAAATGTCAGCTACAGAGTTCACACGGGTGATCTTGTCATTACCCCGGCTAGGCACATAGTCCTGCACCGGTATGCCCATAGAACGTAGTTCATAGACCAACGGAGCACCGGCTGCTTTTGCTTCGATAATGCAACAGTCCGGCTCATACTCTTTATATAACTCCAACGCTTTTTCTTTTAGTTCTGGAAACTCAAGCCGCTCTTTATATGCGTCAAGCAAAATTATCTGTGGGTTAGGCGAGTCTTCCGGGTGGAATATACCGAGCGTGACACAGGCAGAGAAGTCAGAGCGGTTAGTTTTACTAAACGCAGTATCCCAAGACTGAATAATATAGTCACACTTAGGAGGCTTCTCATGCTCCCATACCTGCCACCACTCACGTTTTACTAACGCACCTTCTGCCCCGGTGGGGGCCTGCATATATTGTGCGTTCCACTTGTGTATAGGCAGTTCATCTTTTAGTGCATTTAACTCTTCTAGGCTCCAAAACTGCGGCCATAGCGGATTGCCAGATGGCAAGATCGCAGGCAGTTCTATCACTTCCCACTCTTCACCA